TTTTACTGTGATTAGGGAGGATAGCGATAGCGGAGCTGTACTTAGACCATGCAGATATATACCACCGCATAAAAGAAATGTGGTAAAAAGCGATACAGTAGATATGGAATATGCAACAGCTACAGACCCAGCTTATTCAATTTATGAGAATACATTAGAAGTTTACCCTACCCCTACTGCGGGTCAAATCGCAGAAGTGCAGTATGTTGTTTTCCCAACAGTTGATGCTAGCGATGTTAGCACTATAGCTAATTTCCCAAATGAAGCAGAGCATTTAGTTGTTTTATACGCATCTATAAAATGTGTAGAATCTTTAATGGCGACCGAAGAAGATATAGAGCTTTATGTCCCTTTACTAGCTCAATTAAAAGATGATTATAACAGAGGTTTAGCGGAGATAAAGGCTTGATATGGCAGTCCATTCAATAAGTGTAAAAGAATTAATAAGTAGAGTAAGGTTGGTTTTTCCAAGTGCCCCAGAGAACTATATTTTAAATTTAATAAACGATGCTTTGGTTGAGATAGGAACTCATAAAGTAAAAGTTTCTCATGCTAAAATAACAACTGTTGCAGATAGGATGTATTATGACTTGGCTGATGGGGCGACTGATTCAAGTAGTAACGCATTGGAAGCGAACCAAGTACTTAGAGTTTACTTAATGGATAACGAAGGTGACTATATACAAATACCTAGATTGGTTGATAAGAATTTATTATTAGCTGATATAGCAAGTGAAACAAACTTAGATAAACCGGATTAATTATGGCAAGTAATATAAAATACCCAGAAAACCAAGCTATGTACTTTATTGAAGGAGATAAGCTTGCTTTAATAACTAAAGTAGATTCTAGTGGAAACGGAAGAACTAGTTCTAGAAAACAATGGAAAGCTATATCTGAAGCTGTTACTGATGGGATACTAATACATTACTACGCAGAGCCAAACAGTGTTTCTGCTGTCACAGATAATTTAGATATAGACAACGCACTAGAATTAGCCGTAGTTGATTATGTTAAAAAATGTTTATACATGGATAAAGCGGGGACTGCTACAGATGCAGTCGTAATGCAAGCATCAATGTCTTTAGCTAATAAACATGAAAGAAATTTTAAAGACTGCGTACAGCGATACGGAGTAAGGAAAAAAGATAAAACTGGTGGAAGCAGGGTAGTTAAGGTTCCAAATTTAGTTTAACCAATATAAATGCTTTTAAGCGGTGGCGGAGGAATATAGGATAAACAATGGCAGATATAAATAAATTTACAACTAAGGAAGTACTAAATAAAGTACTCCTTGATTCTTCAGGGGATGCGGTAAACGCATACTCTCACACATCACAAGAAGCTTTAAACACAGCTTTAGATGCTGCAAACAATAGATTAAACGTATCTCTTAAAGGCGGTACAATATCTGGTGATGTTACCATTTCAGGTGATTTAACTGTAAGCGGTAGTAATACATATGCATACGATGAAATAGTAGAAGGAAGATTTGATGTTTTAATAGATGCGGAAAATGGAGGAGTAACAACTTTTATTAAAATAATAGATGCAGATACTGATACAACTGCTAATACTAGAAGTCAAATTCTTTTTTCTAAATATAGCAGTGGAACTAGCGCAGTTGATGCTGGTTCAATAGATGTTGGCGTAACGCAATGGGATACTACAAGTTCGAATCGCCATACATATATGACACTTAATACAGTTAATGCTGGAAATATAGGTGAGCGTGTCAGAATTACTAATACAGGCAATGTCGGAATTGGAAACGCTACACCCGGTAGTTTTTATAACTCAAAACTGGTTGTTGGGGCTGGCTCTGGCGAGGAAAACTTAACAATATATGCTGGGTCTAGTAATTCCTCTGGACTTTTCTTTGCTGATGGTACAAGTGGTAATGCTAGATTTTCTGGGCAAGTATACTATAACCACGATACGAATAAAATGCAGTTTGCGACCAATTATAGTGGTTCAAGTTCTTACTCCTTAACAATAGATAGTAATGGAAGGGCTGGAGTAAATGTGCCAAGTCCAGCACAAACCTTAGCTGTCCAAGGTGACACTTATGATAATATAGGAATTTTAGCTGGCACAGATGTATTTGGATTAATTACCTGTCACGGTAGTGATATTGCAATCAAGGCATCTAATAGTAATGCAATACAGTTTCACGCTAGTGGTTCAAGTAGATTTAAACTTGATACCAACTCCCGAATCTCACTAAGTAATAATGATAGTGGTACACAGAATACAGTCTTCGGATATAGCGCAGGTAACTCACTGGATGCAGGTAGTAATTATAATGTTTTTATAGGTCATAATGTTGCTGGTGGGGCAACTTTAGCTGATGCAACAGATAATACGGCGGTTGGATATTCTGCTTTAGCAAATCTGACCGAAGGAGATGATAATACTGCCGTTGGTAAGCAGGCTTTATTAAATCTTTCAACAGGAGCTCGGAATACAGCAGTAGGACAAGGTGCTGGTGATGGTCTTACTACAGCACATAGAACTGTTATAATTGGTGATTCTGCTGGAAGTGGAGCAATGACTACAGGCGGTAGCATACCAAGTAATGCAGATGGAACAGTAGCTATTGGATATTCTGCTCTTTATGCATTGACAAATGCTCATGGTAACGTTGCTATTGGGTATCAAGCTGGGGCAGCGGTAACTGGTAGCTTGAATACAATAGTAGGCTATCAAGCGGCAGATGCACTTGCGTCTGGAACTTCCAATACTGTAATTGGGGGGAGGGCAATGGGGGCGGCTAATGGTGGTGAGCAGAATAATGTCATCATTGGTACAGATGCTGGAGATGTAATTAACGATGATGCGGCTGATGGTAATGTCATAATCGGACAGGATGCTGACCCAAGTAGCTCTGCTGGAACAAATCAAATAGTAATTGGTCAAGGTGCAACAGGACAAGCAAACAACTCAGTAACACTTGGTAATGGGTCTGTGACTAAGGTTTATATGTCTTCAGATGGCGATGCTGAAATGTATGCTAATGGGACAATAAACACATCAGATAAAAGGCTCAAGGAAAATATAAATGACTCTGATTTAGGGCTGTCATTTGTTAATGCACTTAGACCTGTTAGCTACAAATTTATTGATGACAAAAAACCAGAAAAATTAAAATATGGTATTATTGCACAAGAAGTACAGGAAGTATTAAAAGAAAGTGGTAATGAAGATTTTGCTGGCATTACAGACAAAGGCGATTATTTAGGTGCTGACTATGTGCAGTTCATAGCTCCATTAATTAAAGCAGTGCAAGAATTAAGTGCAAAAGTAGAAGCATTAGAAGCGAAATAATTAACTAACACAAGGAGTCAATAATGGCTAAAAAAGAAAAAGAACAGAAGCCAGTCTTGAACCTAGATGACAAAGAGTATGTTATTGAGGATATGACTGATGAACAGAAGATGATGGTAAATCACATTAACGATTTACAAAACAAACAGAATACTAATCAGTTTATGGCTGACCAGTTAGCTGTTGGCAAAGAAGCATTTATTAATTTGCTCCGTGCATCATTGGAAGCACCTGAAGAAGTAAAGGATGAAGCATGAAAATTAAAGGAGTTTCATTAAACGGCTTAAATAAAAGGCAGGAAAATGCTATGAAAAGACATTCTAAGCATCATACTGGTAAGCATTTAAAAGAAATGGTTTCTTTAATGAAAAAAGGTAAAACATTTACTGATTCTCATAAACTAGCAATGAAGAAAGTTGGTAAATAATGATTGTAAGAAGGTGTAGTCAGGGTCATCGAGTAAGGATTCATAGAAATACCACACCCGGTGCGACCAGAATAAAAACATATCCAGATGGTACTAAAGAAACCCTGACTTACCCTTCGTCTTATGATTATTTTGTAGACGTAGATGGAACTGTAGCAAAGAAAACAAATAGTTTTAAAACAGCAGAAGAGTTTTATGTATCAGAATGTGCAAAGAAGCACGGTGATGGACATGGTAGATTAATTATAGGTAAGCATCATGTAATTAATGGCGTTGCTACTACTCAGTCTGACTACCCTACAGATTCAAATACAAAATCAGAGATAAAAGATTTTTATGATAAACGAGGAATCTCTTATGGTTCTAGTGAAACTAAATCGGAATTATTATCAAGGATAGTTCCTCAACTAAGTGGCAATAAAGAAGTGTCCAAACACATAAAGGTATAAAATGAAAGGTCTACTAACTGTATTAATTTCTTTGGTATTACTAGCTTTGACTGGTAGGAGCCCCGCTGAAATTACTGCACCTCAAAAGTATGAGCAGTTTGCTAATGCAGATGATGTTAAAAAGAAAAAGAAAAAAGGTAAAAAAATAGCTAAAAAAGGAAAGAAGAAAAAGAAAGGTTTCTTTTCTAAAGTTTTTGGCTCTAAGTAATGAATAACCCAATAGCTAGGTTAGTATCGTGGCAAATAAAAACTGGGCAGTTAGACGGTTGGACATCTTACCATTTAGCGGCTGGTGCTTTTCTATGTAAAATATTTCAATGGCTTAACTGGAGTGATTTCTGGTGTGTATTTGGAGTATTTATAATTGGTGTGTTATGGGAAGTATTTGAATGGTTGGTTGAAGGAGATGAAGAAACATACGGAACTAAAGAAAAATGGGCTTATAACACGGCATCTGACCTTATAGTTGAAACTGCTATAGCTTGGTGGATGGTATTGTAGGAGATTTAAATGAGTGGTTTATATAAATACACAGAAAAAGAAGCTTCAAATCTTTTAATAGGTCAAAATGGATTTGATGTTATTCCTGAAGATAATACCGCCACTGTTAATCCAGATACAGGTTCTTGGGTAGCTATTCAAGCTCTTGGTAAAGGAGGTGGGGATGCCGCAGTTGAATTTTTACAATTAAAAGTAACTGCTAATATAGGTGACAGTATTGATAGCTGGTTTTATATGATTCCCGGTGAAATATTATATGGGAATTTTAGCGGTATTATAAATCACACAGCCTCTACAGCAACATGCATAGCTTACAGAGGATAAGAAGAACAAAAAGAATAGAGCGTATAAAGAAAAGACTTTATATGCAAAAACCATCTTTTTGGAAAAGAATTAAGTTTTGGTTTAAATCAAAGATAAAATGAATTACACTATTGAAAAGAAAAAAAATGGAGATTTTAAAGTTATTAGCACAAGTTACAATATTTCTGTTAATTATATTTATATTGACAGGGTGTGATTCTGGTTGGTCGGTCTGTGGCTGGGAGGTTAAGTGAGTGAAAAACCTGATACCGCCAGAAGTTATCGTGCTACCGTTCTTGATGATAACGCCATTGTTAGTATTAACCTTAAATGGCTCGGTCAAATCGCTGTTCTTATTGGAATGTTGGTCTATGGCTATTGGCAAATTGAAACGAGGATTAGAAACCTTGAAAGTAAAATGGCTTCTGCGGATGAACAGATTGGGAGCTTACTTGATAAGCACATCGTGGAAGAACGGGTTGAAAGAGAGGAGCTTGCAGAGAAGGTAGCGTTTTATGAAAAAGAATTTAACATTAACCCATTTAGTTGGGGAAAGAAGAAAAAGAAATAATGGATTTTATGGCAGTATACGGAGAGGCTGGGATGATAGGCGTAGTGGGGGCTATGTTTGTATACCTAGTAGTTTCTCTTTCAAACAAATCAGCGAGACAACAAGAGACCTTAGAGGCTTTAAAAATTGAGAACGCAGGTCAATCAGAAACGCTGGAGAATATGGAGGGGATGATTATAAAATTAATTAACAGATGGAACCAATCCGATGATAAGCTTGATAGGAAGTTTGATGCTCTTACTAAAGAGATAAATGACCTTGATAATCAAGTGTCGGAAATAAAAGGTTCTTTATCAAGAATAAATGGAAAACATTAATGGATAGTTTAAAAGTGTCAGCAGTATCATTCGCTAATTACGGTGCTTACTTAGCTGAGATTAATTTATTTTTACAATGCGTTGTCGCAGTGATGAGTATTGTATATCTTAGTCATAAAATAGTTAAAATAAAAAAGGAAAAATAAATGGATGTTAAATCAATGCTAGTAAAACTAGCTGAAGAGCAAGCAGATAAAATGAAAGAAGAGGTTATGAATCATTTATCCTCTGACGAAATGTCAGACAGTATTGCTACTGCAATAAATAGAAAGATTGATATACCTTTTGTTTCTGAAGATAAAGAACAAATATTTTTTGAAAAGATGGTAGATGTGGTTACTGATGTTCTGGAAGGTATATTCAAGGGAAAGTAATGCCTAGATTCGGAAAAAGAAGTAAGCAAAGACTAAAAGGTGTAGACTCTAGATTAGTAAATATTCTTAACGAGCTAATAAAAATTATGGATGTAACCATAATAGAAGGATTGCGTAGTGAAGAAAGACAGAAGGAGCTGTTGGCTAAGGGGGCTACTAAGGTTAAGTATTCAAAGCATATGGAAGGTAAAGCTGTTGACTTAGCTCCCTACCCAATAGACTGGGAAAACAGAGACGGATTCCATTATATGGGTGGAATGATTCGTGGTATAGCACAACAGATTGGATTAAAGGTAAGATGGGGTGGAGACTGGGATAGTGATGGAGATGTTAAAGATAATGGATTTGATGATTTAGTTCATGTGGAGATACTTGATTAATGCCTAAGCAAATGTACACTGTTAGAGATTGGTCTGGTGGTATGAATAATAGAAGAGACCCTAGAGATTTAGCACCTAATCAATACTCAGTTATAGAAAATATGTCTGTGGATTCAATAGGTAAAATAAAAACAGTAGGTGGTTTGTTTGCACACTCTGTTAAGTCTACTGGTTCTGGAACGTTATCAGAGTACATAGTAGAGTCAACGACTAATATAAATGGTGGTGGTGGATATGGTTTATTTTATTTTGAATCTGACCACAGTAGAGACTCTGACCAAACTATAACAAATACAAAATCTGACCCATTAACAGCTTTAGCCCTAGGAACATCTAATGGTCAAATAAGTTTCGTTGCGGTTAAGTCAAATCCAGATACTATAACAGCACCAGAGTATGGCGGAGAATAATTAATGGCTGTTCCATCAAAAAGTTACATGAAGTTAACAGGTGGTACTAGTTCTTCAAACAGTACTATATATACAAGTTCATTAATAAGTATTGGAGATAATATAAGAATATCTGGCACTGCTAAAAATAATGGAGTTTTTACAATAACAGATATAACAGAAGATGGTAGTGATGTTTATTACATACTAAAAGGAACTCCTATAGTTAGTGAGAACTCAGGTGGAGACCCAGAAATAGAGGTGATTTCTAGGCTTGGTGATAAGATGTGTGCATTAGGTGATGTTGATAGTGCTGGTGGAATTGATATTTGGTCTAGGAATGCTACTACTGACTACACAACAAAAGACAATGGATGGACTTCAAGAGCTATTAGTCCTACTATATCTGGGAATAATGCTAAATATATATTCCATTTTGCAGATGAAGCCTTAAGAGTTTGTGACACAAATGAACAAAACTCTAGCCTAGTTAAGTGGTTTGGCTACATAGAGAGACAGCAATTCTCAAGTGCTAACTCAGAGACTGCGTCAGTAGGGCTAGTATTTTCTGAATGGCAAGAACATCCTAATAGCCTAGACCCACCAAAGTCAACCAATTCACTTACATATGCTTATGGTCACACAAGTCATGATGGTACTGATAATGCAACTGCGTTTTATCAAAACTCTGATAACAGAGGTGTTGTTATAGCTAAAAAAGATACTGTTAGTGAGCTTAGGCTCGATGATGCCCACGATTTTACAACAACTTCTTTTAACTTTGAAAATACAAATGATGTTGATGTTTTAGACCAATCTGTTATTGGTGAGGTTATAAGTATTGGTGCAGACAGTGGCTCAACGCCAGACGAATTTTTATTTTGTACTAAAACCTCAGGAGCTGATGGTGGTTCTATAACATACTTGAGGTCGTATGGAGGAGCCTTGGTTGGTGATGCTCCAGCTACTTACTCTACTCATACTGGAAACATACTAGAAAGAGGCTTAGGGTTTAATATAGGTGTAAGCTCAGGAAGTTCTGAAGGACAATGGGAGTCTGGAGAGTATGAATTTTATCAATCATTTATATATGATGGCAATCAAGAATCTATTCCTGTTAGAATGGGGGATGGAGCGGCTACAATTGCTCCATTTACACATACTGTAAATGATTTGCAATCTATACGAGTATCAGTATATGCAGACCTAGCTTATAGCGGAAGAATAACTGGGGGTAGAATATACACTAGACTACACGATACAAGTGATGAGCTTATACTATTAGCTGATATAGATATTGAAAAAGGAGTTAGGACAACCTTAGATGGAGACCATGTGGGTTGGACTTATGAAGCTGGAGATGGATTTTATGTCATTGGTGACGCAACAGGGAATTGCTTAAAACCAAACATAGACACATATGAAACTATTAATGGGTTTAGTCCAGATGTAAACTTTGTTTCTATTGGAGGCATAGGTGAATTATATAAAGCATCTATTGTAACTAATAGAAGAACATTTGTAGCCAATGTAAGAACTAAAGGCAAGTCTGGGAAAGTGGAAAAATTTGCCGATAGAATAATGTATAGTGAAATAGGTAAGTTTGATACATTTCTAGAACATAACTTTATAGATGTTTCCAAAGGTGACTACGGTGAATATACAGCATTAGAATCATTCGCTGATAGACTACTAGCCTTTAAAAATAATTTAGTCCATATAATAAATATATCAAGTCCAAGTATATATAACTGGTACCTAGAAGATACATTTAAATACTATGGTGTAAACTTTCCATACAGCGTAACTAGAACAAGCAATGGTATAGCTTGGGTGTCTGCTAATGGTGTTTACTTGTATGATGGCTCTGGTATAAGAAATTTGTTAGGCAGGAAGATAGCTGTCAATAAAGAATCCTTTACTTCCACTTTTCTTAATTGGCAAGTATGGTATTCAGTAGGGGTTAAAGACCCGATGATAGGCTACGACTCAATAAGTAATTCTTTATTAATCTTAAAAAGCCCAACTGACTCTGCTGGCACTTCTAATGCTGGCTTTATATATGACTTCGATACAGACGCTTGGGTATTCCATAATAAGATTTTTACAGATAGTGAGCATATGACCAATTTTATAACAGATTGGAATAATAATTTAACAGTAGGTATAAA